GCCTCTCTTGATGCCGCGAGCGCAATCAGTGTTAAAAATGTTGAGATTAAAATAGAAAAGAATATCGAAAGCGATGATGTTCTTGGATCTCAGGAGCCTAACGATTATCTTAATAAGCAATTTGCCGTTACCGGTAAAATTGAAATTATTTATGATGCCGTTACTTACAAAACCTTAGCCTTGGCCGGAACGCAAAAAGCTATCCGCATTAACATTCAAGATACCACTACCACAATCGGCGCGGCTTCAAATCCGACATTAAAAATTGACTTGGCCAAAGTCAAATTAACCGAATGGGCCAAATCAAGCGATTTAAACGATATAGTCAAAGAGACTTTAACATTTAAGGCTCTGTATAGCTCAAGCGATACCCAAATGATTGGTATTGTCTTAACTAATACCGTTGCCGGTTACAATTAATATGGATAGGCAAATAAAAACCATAAAATTATTAAACTGCGAGGTTGACATTATTGCGTTTCTCACTTGGGGAGAGAAAGAGGAGATCCAGGCAGTCGTTTTAAGGGGCGTGAATGTCGGTATGGACGGTTTGAACGGGTTTAATCCCGATTCAATCAGAGAGAGCAAATATAAGGCTTTTGAGGTTTGCATTAAGGAGATCCGCGAGAACGGAGATAAAAGACAATTCAGCCGGGAATGGATAGATAACCTATCGGTTGAAGACGGCGATTTGCTCTATGCCGAAGTTGATCAAGTTACCAGCCCTAAAAAAAAATTGAAGAATACGAATTAATGAAAGCTATGGACGGGAAAACAAGCCCGCCCACAGAGCTGATAATGGAAATGTTAAGCCGTGAATACGGCTGGACACCAAGCCAGATTAGAAATGAACGCTTAACCGACATCAGAACCTACCTAGATATTATTTCAGCCAGAAATCAATTAATCAAAAAACAAAATGTTTAATTCCAAGGAATTAAAAATTGTCCTTAGCGCCGTTGATAATGCCAGTAAGGAAATCAATAAGGTAAACAGCAGCCTTGAAACAATAGGCTCTTTTGCCAAAAAAGCCGCCGTCGCAATCGGAGTTGCCGCGGGCGGCTTTGGTTATGTTCTAAAACAAACAACGGACGCGAGCAATGAATTGAATAATGCCTTGATTGGATTAAACAGCGTCTCAAATGCTTTTAAACAGGATGCTGATAAAGCCAAGAAAGCGGCAGTGGAGTTGGCCAGTGATGGTTTGATGAGTGTTAAGAGCGCCGCCGACAGTCTTAAAAATCTTTTAGCAACCGGTTTCAGCCTGCCCGAAGCCATAAATTTAATGAAAGGATTTAAAGATGCAGCCGCTTTTAACAGACAAGGAACGCTTGAATTCGGCCAGGCTATCGAGGGGGCAACCCAGGGTATTAAAAATCAAAATTCTATTTTGGTAGACAACGCCGGTATTACCAAAAATCTTTCGATAATCCTTAAAGAGCAGGGTTATTCGATAATGGATTTGCAAAATGTGACCAGCGATGCCGGAGTGAGGCAGGCTTTATATAACGGCATATTGAAAGAGGCATCGATATTTTCGGGCGACGCGGCAAGAGCAGCGAGCACTTTATCAGGCGAACAGGCCGCATTAAAAACACAGATATTTAATGTCAAAGCGGCAATCGGTGACCAGTTAGCGCCTGTGATGTTGGAATTTGTCAGAATATCCAGATCGGCACTTACCGAGGTTTCGCAATTTGTTGAAGTGGTAAGAAACGCGGGCGGGATTGTTGTTTATATGAATGACAAAATCAGCGCCTTGATGAATTATATTGAAGCAAAGACAGGCATCATAACAATGCTGAAAACCGCTTGGGATGATGTCGCCTTGGTTTTTAGAAATTCATTGCAGCCGGAATTGCAAAAGCTTTGGGAGCAATTACAACCCCTAATGCCGTTCATTGAGACATTTGCCAAGGTTATAGGGCTAATCCTTTATGGCGCGATTATAGCGGCCGTTAAAGCGCTAGAGGTGCTTATTATAGTCATTACAGTCGGGCTTACTAAAGCCATTGAAAATGTAAACCTCTGGATTCAAAAATTTAAAGAATATTGGGACAGTCTAACCTCTGCCATTTCTACGGTAATCAACTATGTTGATACTCTAATTGAAAAAATCCAAAAGCTGAATATCGTAAAATCGGCCAGTAATGCTATTGGCAGTGTCCTTGGATTCGGCGGCGGCAGGGCCATTGGTGGCCCGGTTAGTTCAGGCACAAGCTACCTCGTAGGGGAAAGAGGCCCGGAATTGTTTGTCCCGTCTTCCGGCGGTTCAATAATTCCTAATAATAAAATGGGTGGTTTAACCATAAATATTATTGGCAACACCCTTTTGGATAATCGCGCGGCCGAGAAAATCGGCGACATGATCGTCAATAAGCTGGGAATGACCACAAAATATGCTTACTAATTATGAACATAACAGCCACAATAGAATCAATCGACCGAACCAATTATATAAACTGGCCGAGCTTTACGATAGAAAACATTTTGAACAGCCAGGTTGATACCTGTTATTTTGAGACTAAAAAATATGGTTCGCATAACTGGAAACCCGCCGTAGGTGATGAAATAACGGTATCAGACGGCGCGGATAAAATATTTGCCGGTTTGATAATTCAAGTTGAGGAACAAACCGAGGGGCTTTTACTTAAATACAAAGTTCAGTGTAAAGATTGGACGCACTATCTTGACCGGGTTTTAGTTAATGAAAAATACGAAGACAAAACGATTGATGAAATCGTATCAGATATAAATACCACCTATCTTACCGGCTTTACGATTGCGAATGTTAATTGCGGAATTACCGTCAAGTCAATTGCTTTTAACCGATTGCCGGTCTCCAGATGTTTACAGATATTAGCCGAACAAGTGAATTATAATTGGTATGTTGATTATGACAAGAATGTTCATTTTTTTGCTAAAAATACAGAAAATTCCCCTTTTAATTTAACCGATACGAACGGCAATTATATTTACGGCTCGCTAGTTGTCAAAGATGATTTGTCGCAGATGAAGAACAGAGTTTATGTTAGAGGCGGCGAATATGTCGGCAATAGTCGTGATGAAAACTTCACAGGTGACGGAACGAAAAAAACTTTTGCCCTTGGCTGTAAATTTTCATCTAAACCGACCGTTACCGTGGGAGGAGTAGCACAGGATGTAGGCATAGATTTTTTAAACCAAGATACTGATTATGATGTTTTGTGGAATTATAATGAAAAATATATCCGTTTTGTAAATGCACCGGCAGATACCGCCGCGATTGTCGTTTCCGGCACACCATTAATCCCGATTATAGTTCAAGCCCAGGACGATATAAGCATTGCGCAATATGGCGCGTATGAATTCAGTATCGTCAATAAGGACATCAAGTCAATTGAGGAAGCTAGGCAGTATGCGGCCTCGCAGTTGGAAGCGTATGGATATAAAATATCGGAAGGGTCATTTGAAACTTACGGATCAGGACTAAGAAGCGGTCAAGTTATAAATATTCAATCAGATAATCGGGCCATAAACGAGGATTACTTAATTCAAAGAGTAACCCTTAGCATGAGAACTCCGACCGAGGGCAAATGGACGGCAGAGTTGGCCACTATGCGGGCTATGGGTATTATAGAATTTTTACAAAAGTTATTGTTAAACCAAAATAAGCAAATTGTAGTAGCCGAAAATGAAGTATTAGAAAAAGATTATGTGGATACTCAATCAATAGAAGTGACCGAGGAAATAACCAAAATTGAGCCCTACGAAGATTTTAAAACCATCCAGATAACAGAAGATATTCAGAAAGACCCTATGGGCGCGGGCGTAGCGCCAATCTTCGTTTTAGCGCCGCATGTGCCAACCAGTCACGCAGATCCGGATAGAGAGGGGATATTAAGCATATCGATGAGGGCATATCCAATTGTGCCGGATTATCTGGTAACTGAAAATGACGATTATTTAGTGACTGAAAACGACGATTATTTAGTAACCTAAATTAAAATTAATATATGGCAGATTTAAAAAAGAAAATAAGCGATTTGCCGGAAGCTACGACATTAAGTGATGCCAATCTTTTGCTCTCTTATGTTAGCAGCGTTACCAAGAAAATCACCTGGGCAAATATAAAAGCCGTTTTAAAAACCTATTTTGATGGCATTTATGCCGCCGCTTTAGGTGCTGATGACAACTATGTCACTGATGCCGAAAAAACTAAGCTATCCAACCTTTCAGGCACAAATACAGGCGACCAAACTTTGCCAGTTAAAGCAAGTTCCGCTGAAATTAACACTGGTACGGATGACGCGAAATTTGTCACGCCGGACGCTTTAGCCGGTTCTATCCACGGATTAAAACAAATCCAAATTAAGATTTGTGATGATGCTACGGCATTGACTACCGGAGATGGCAAATTGATTTTCATGATACCGGAAGCATTAAACGGAATGAATTTAGTTAAGGCTCATGCCGCAGTAACGACTGTCTCAAGCTCGGGAGCGCCGACAATCCAAATCAGAAATGTAACCGATAGCGCCGATATGCTTTCAACGGCGATTACGATAGATGCAAGCGAAAATACCTCTTACACCGCCGCGACCGCGCCGGTTATAGATACCAGCCACGATGATGTGGCCACCGGCGATTTAATTGCTA